GGGTACGTCCGGCGGGGCCGACAGACGTGCCGTGGATGCTCGAGCAGCTACAGGCGTTTGCGGCCGCGTACGGCACCCGGCGTTCGCTGTTCGGGGACGCTGAACATGCGGAGGCGTTGGTGGGCACCCTGATAGACACGCAGTTCGTGGCGATCGCGGAGGCCGACGGCCAGCCAGTGGGACTGGTGGCTGGGGCGCTGGTGCCGCACCCGTTCAATCCCGACCTGCAGGTGGCCAACGAGCTGTGGTGGTGGGTCGTCCCCCCGGCGCGAGGCTCACGGGCTGGGGCGCTGCTGCTCGACGCCTTCGACGAGTGGGCCGACGACAGCGGGGCCGACCTCGTGAACTTCACCCTCGAAGCCGACAGCCCGGTGCGGGACCGCTCGCTCGAGAAGCGCGGCTACCGCCTGATGGAAAAACAATTCGTGCGTGAGGTGTCATGACCATCCCAGTTCAGCCGATTCCGTTTGTCGGCAGCAGCCAGATTCTCGATGAGCGGCGGCGACTCGAGAACCTGATCGAGCAGATGAAGATTGAGCGCGAGAGCTTCCGGTCGCACTGGACGCAGCTCGCCAGCTACATCAAGCCCCGGCGCGGGCGGTTCTTTGTCAACGACGTCAACAAGGGCGACCGCCGGAACCAGAACATCATCGACTCGACCCCGACGTTTGCCGCGCGGACGCTGTCATCGGGCATGATGTCTGGCATCACCAACCCGGCGCGTCCGTGGTTCCGTCTCACGGTTTCTGATTCGTCGCTCGGCGACTTGGCGATGGTGAAGGAGTGGCTGCACGAGGTGACGCTGCGCATGAACATTGTCATGGCGCGGTCCAACTTCTACAACGTGCTGCCGATTTACTACACGGACCTCGGCGTATTCGGCACGGCGGCCATGTCCATCGAGGAGGACGACGAGGACGTGGTGCGGTGCACGTCGTTCCCCATCGGCAGCTACATGATGGCCAACGATGCCAAGGGCCGCGTGCGCGTGTTTGCCCGTGAGTTCCAGATGACGGTGCGGCAGATTGTCGAGCAGTTCTGCACCGACGATTTTGGACGCGTCAATCTGTCGAATGCCTCGACGACGGTACGCGAGCTGTACGATCAGAACCAACTCGAGAGCCGCATCGACGTCACGCACTGCGTGGGGCCGAACCCCGAGGCCGACGCCAGCAAGATGGCGTCAAAGTACAAGCCGTTCGCGTCGTGGTATTGGGAGACGGGAACCGCCAAGGACGGCGCGTTGCTCGGCTTCCTGCAGAAGCGTGGGTACGACGAGTTCCCCATCATGGCCACGCGGTGGGAGGTGACGGGCGAGGACGTGTATGCCACGGACTGCCCCGGCATGACGGCGCTCGGCGACATCAAGCAGCTGCAGCTGGCGGAGAAGCGCATCTTCCAAGCGGTCGAGAAGATGATTTCCCCGCCGATGCGTGCCCCCGCTGGGCTCAAGAACTCGCGGCTCAGCTTCGCCCCGAATGACGTCTCGTATGTCCCCGACGTGCAGGGCGAGGGCATCCGGCCCATGCAGGAGATTCGGCCGGACGTCAGCCACCTCGAGTTGAAGCAGCAGCAGGCGCGGCAGCGCATTGAGGCGGCGTTCTTCGCGGACCTGTTCCTCATGATTGCCAATGACCGCCGGGCGCAGCGAGCCACCGCGACCGAAATCGAGGCGCGGCATGAAGAGAAGCTGCTAGCGCTTGGCCCGGTGCTCGAGCGGCTCAATCAGGAGCTGCTGAACCCGGCGATCGACCGCATCTTTGCCATCATGGTGCGTCGAGACATGCTACCGCCGCCGCCGGAGGAGATGCAGGGGCTCGCCCTGCGCGTGGAGTACATCTCCATCATGGCCGCTGCGCAGCGGATGGTGGGTATCGGCGGCATTGATCGACTGGCCGGGTTTGTCACCAACCTCGCAGCGAACACGCAGAACCCGCAGGTGCTCGACAAGATTGACACGGACCAGATGGTTGACGAGTATGCCGACATGATGGGCGTCTCGCCCCGTGTCGTGCGGCCAGATGAGGACGTGGAGGTTATGCGGGCGGAGCGGGCGAGGGCACAGGCGGCGATGCAGGCCGCGCAGCAGGCGCAGATGGAGGCCGATGCGATGGCAAAGCTGGGCACAATCAAGACGGACCAACCCAACGCCATGACGGACCTGCTCGGGATGCAGGGCACGCCGGGCGTCGTGTAACGGAGAAAGGCATGGCAACCCAGAAGAAGAAGTACGTCACGTTTGCGGTTGACCGCATCGAGGGCGACCGGGTCATTCTACAGCGGGACGACGATGGGTCGGTGGTTGAGCGGCCCTTGGCGTCGATGCGTGGGGCACGGGAGAGCATGATTTACCGCGTGCCGATGTCGGCGAGCGGTCTCAACTGGTCGGGTGCGATGGCCGACCGGATGGCAACCGCCTCGCGGATGCAGTCTGCGCGACAGCAGCGAAAGGGGCTGGCGGAGCGCATGTATCCCGACATGCGATGAACAAAGACAAGCGTCACACCGACCTGTTGGCGGACGCCGACTTGGCGTGGGTGCTGAGCGATGCCCGTGGTCGCCGGGTGTTGTGGCGCATTATTGCGAGTGCGGGTGTGTGGGAGCGCATCCGGGCACCGAACCCGGATATCCACTACCGCGAAGGACGCCGCGACGTCGGCATTGAGCTGATGGAGCGGATTGACAGCGTGGACAACGCCACGATCCCGCTGATGATGCAGGAAGCCCGCAATCAGGAGCTACTCGATGACCGACGCAGGTAACCCCACCGCCACTCCCGAGAGCCCGGCGGTCGGCAGCAGCACCCCCTCATCCGAGGGGTCGCAGGACACCACCGTGGGGACGTTGCTGACGCCCCCCTCCGACCAGCCGTCCAGCAGCGAGCCTACGGTCCCTGAGACCTACAAGCTCCAGCTGCCCGACGACTCGCCGCTGGATACCTCTGCCCTCGAGCGCGTGACCGCGCTGGCCAAGAGCCTCAAGGTCACGACTGACGAGTCCGCACAGGCTATTGCGCAGGCGCTGCATGCAGAGGTCGCGAGCTACCAGCAGGGGCTGATGGAGGCGAATGCCAAAGGCGGCGAACTCTGGAAGGCGCGGGTAAGTGACATGGAGAAGCAGGCGCTGTCGGACCCCGATATTGGCGGGACCGCCGAGCGGCTGCAGCAATCGGTACAGCACAGTCGTCAGGTGCTGGATCGGTTCGGGGATGCCAGCGTCCGGGACTTTCTCGAGGAGACCGGACTGGGCTCGAGCCCTGCACTGATCAAGATGCTGACGCGCATTTACCGTGCGATGGGTGAGGACACATTTGTCGTGCCCAGCACGTCGCACAAGTCACAGCCGAAGACGCTCGCTGAGCGCATCTACGGCTAAATCACACTGGAGAATCTGAACCATGGCTGAACTTTCGAACCTGCGTCCGACGCTCGTTGACGTCGCGAAGCGCCTTGATCCCGATGGCAAGATTGCGGCGATTGCCGAGCTGCTTGCCCAGACCAACCCGATCCTGCAGGACATGGTCTTCAAGGAGGGCAACCTCCCGACCGGTCATCGCTCGACCGCCCGCACCACGCTTCCGGGCGTGTCGTGGCGTCGTGTGAACGCGGGTACCACCCCGACCAAGTCGAAGACCGCGCAGACTGAGGACCAGACCGCGATCCTCGATGCGTGGAGCGAGATCGACAAGAAGGTCGCTGACCTCAACGGCAACACCGCCGCGTGGCGTCTCTCGGAGGCTTCGGCCTTCATCGAGGCCATGAATCAGGAGATGGTCGGCACGCTCTTCTATGGCAACAGCAACACCGACGAGAAGGAGTTCACGGGCTTTGCCCCGCGTTACGCCTCCCCGACGGGCAGCACCGGCCAGAACGTCCTCGATGCGGGCGGCTCGGGCTCGGACAACACCTCGATCTTCCTCGTGGTGTGGGGCGACAACTGCCACGGCATCTACCCGAAGGGGTCGACCGCTGGCCTCAAGCACACCGACTACGGGCTGCAGGTGATTGAGAATGCCGGTGGCGTGTCTGGGGCGCTCATGGAGGGCTACCGCGACCACTACGAGTGGGAGATGGGCCTGCACATCCGTGACTGGCGCTACGTTGTTCGTATCGGCTCGATCGACGTCTCGAACCTTGGCGGGGCCAGCGAGGCTGACCTGACCAAGTTCATGACCAAGGCTGTGCATCGCATCCCGATGCTGGCGGCTGGCCGTGCGGCGTTCTATTGCAACCGGACGGTTGCGCAGTACCTCGACATTCAGCGTCAGGCTGCTGTCGCTGGTGGCGGGCAGCTCTCGTATCAGGTTGTCGACGGCATCTGGACGTCCATGTTCCGTGGCATCCCGATCCGCACGGTCGATCAGATCGTCGAGAACGAAGCCGCCGTCTGATCACTGACCATTTACTTAGAGGACTAACACATGCGTACTGATGCTTTCCTTCTTCTCTCCGACGCGCAGGCCGTGACGG